CGGTCAAGGTGGAAGGGGAGCTACTAGTGTTTATGATGGCGCTGGCGGTGGTGGTGCGGGCGGATATGCAGGTGCAGGTGGTAATGGATCAATTTCTTCTAATACTGCAGGATCAGGCTCCGGTGGCGGTGCAGGTGGCGGATGTGGCGGCAATGGCGGTCAAGGCGGAGGTGTTGGGGGTGGCGGTGTAGGTATACTTGGTCAAGGCGCAAGTGGCGACGGTGGAACTAATGCCAATCAAGCCGGCAAAGGTGGGTCAGGTGGTGCTAATGCCGCTGGTGGTGGTGGAAACTACGGAGGAGGACAAGCCGGTGGCCAGAGTAATCCTACTGCAGGCGGAGCCGTTCGTATTATATGGGGATTCAACCGTGCATTCCCTTCAACTAACACTGGTGATTTATAAAATTAACAATTTTTTTCAAAAGGCTCTTCGGAGCCTTTTTTGTTGACATAAATAACATACTATGCTATACTCATCAGATGAAAATAAATCGTGCTTTAGATTGGAATCAAGTTAGTAGCGACTTGTCAAGTCAAATGAATGGTATTGGCTACAACCCAGACCTACATCGTATGCACAAAAACATTGATAAAATGGTATCAGAACTAAGCAAACTAGAGGTTAACTTGCGTAGAACGGGCAAATACGAAATGTTAAACGATAGAGTTGCCGATATCAATAACGCTATCAATCACTTAGAAAAATTATTATTAATGGCGAATTTAATGAAATGAATATGTCTAATATACCGGGATGGTTTTCCGGACAACATCAAACAGAAGTAATTAAGTTGTTGTATAAATACAACCATCCAGATGCCATTGGTGTAGAAGTGGGATGCTTGCATGGTCGTAGTAGCTATGCTATTTCGGTTGCGATTAATAAAGGAAAATTATTTTGCATAGATTTATGGAATAACGTAGATACTTATAATTCTTCTTATACAGAAGCCGATATAAAAAAATATAATTTACCTCATGAGGGATTGGTAAACACTCTTCAGGTATTTTTAGAGAACACCAAAGATAGAAAAAATATTATTCATATAAAAGGATCAAGTCCTTCTATTGTGAAGGGTTGGACCAAACCCATTGATTTTATATTTTTAGATGCCGCACATACAAATCCTAGTGATAGAGAAAATATTGATTTTTGGTTACCCAAAATAAAACCCGGCGGCACCTTTTTAGGCCACGACTGGTATGTTGATAGACTTTTTCCCGATGTAAACGATAATGTAGAATATATGGAAAATTTACTTAATCAAAAAGTGACTTTAATACCCAAGACCTCTATTTGGTATTTTACTCTGCCTAAAAGTTGACAACAAATCATTTTGGGTCTATAATAGAGTCTTATTCAGTCAAAAGGTATCTATGAAATTCAATGCAACTGCAGTTAGTACTTTGTACTTCAGAGTATCAGTGAAAAAAAGGCCCTATAGTGATGAAGAAATTTGTTTATTAATCTCTGCTAGTGATTATACAAAAACAAATAATAAAGGTAAAGTATTATTAGGTAAAACTCTATATTTTAGAGAATTATCATTAACTACTGAACAAACTATTATTGATTCTAATATTGAGCAAATTGCCAGAATCAATAACTTTTCTTCTATACAAATGTTGTAATATTGCAACAAATTAAACTTTGACAATAAATCAAAACGGTGATACAATACACATATTGAAGCTAGAAACTGACTACTTAATCAAGTGGGTAGTTGTTGTAAATAAACAACAACACAAAATTTGACAATAAATCAGTTTTCTACTATACTTCATATATCAAATTTTTAACAGGAGCATCTAATGGCATCAGTATCAGACAATCTCACTATTACTAGTGTACAAACCCGCAAAGCAATGCTTAAAGCTTTTAAAGCAAAACGACCCGTTTTCTTGTGGGGCCCGCCCGGCATCGGTAAATCGGAAGTTGTTCAGGAAGTCGCTGACGAACTTAACGGTTTTGTGATTGATTTACGTATGGCACAAATGGAACCTACAGATATTCGTGGTATCCCATATTTCAATAAAGACATTAATAAGATGGATTGGGCGGCACCGGTTGACTTGCCCAGCGAAGAACTTGCGGCACAGTATCCGATTGTAGTATTGTTTTTAGATGAGATGAACTCTGCTCCTCCCGCAGTACAGGCAGCAGGTTATCAGTTGATTCTTAACCGTCGTGTAGGTAAGTATGTATTGCCCGATAACGTTGTTATTGTTGCGGCAGGCAATCGTGACTCTGACAAAGGTGTTACATATCGTATGCCGATGCCCCTCGCTAATCGTTTCTTACACTTAGAAATGCGAGCAGATTTTACAGCATGGCAAAACTGGGCTGTTAACAAAGGCATTCACAAGGACGTTGTTGGTTACTTGAGTTTTGCTAAACAGGATTTGTATGACTTTGATGCTAAATCTTCATCACGTGCCTTTGCTACACCTCGTTCATGGTGTTTCGTTAGTGACTTGTTGAATGATGAAGATGATACTGATTCGGATACATTGTTCAATTTGATTAGCGGTGCTGTTGGTGAAGGTCTTGCTGTTAAGTTTGCGGCACACCGCAAAGTTGCAGGTCGTATGCCTGAACCCTCTGATATTCTGAGTGGTAAAGTTAAGGACCTTGCAGTTAAAGAAATTTCTGCTATGTATTCTTTGACAATTTCAATGTGCTATGAATTGCGTGATGCGTTAGAAACTAAGAAAGTTTCTAGCAAAGAGTTCCACACAATGGCTGATAACTTCTTTAGTTATATCATGGCAAACTTTGAGACTGAATTAGTTGTGATGGGTGCAAAAATTGCACTTAAGACATACAAGTTGCCAATCGAGCCAAGTCAGTTAAAGAACTTTGATGACTTCCATAAGAAATATGGCAAGTACATTGTTGAAGCAGGTAACTGATTTTATGGGTGAGTGTAATGCTCACCCTTTTTTAAAGGAATATAATGTCAGGTAAGAAATATTTTTATGCATTGGGACAAAGTGCCCGGTCAAAAGGAATGACAAAGGATCAAGGAATGGCCTTGTATGCTATTGAATCCGCACAGGATTACGCTAGGATTGCGTTTGATGCAGGATATCGTGGCCTGTCAATTTGACAATAAATCATTGCTCTGCTATAATACATACTTAAACAGTAAAGGACCAATATGAGTGAAGTAATTAATCCCACAAAAAAACGTAGTCGCAGTAAGAAATTTGAGAATCTTGTAGGACCTACAGATAAAAAAATTGATCACGATGCACGTGAGCGATTGGTGACTGCACGTATTGGTTTGTTGTTGCGTCATTCATTCTTTGGCAATCTTGCTACACGTATGCAATTAGTTAATGCTGATGAATGGTGTTCAACCGCGGCCACTGATGGTTTGAAGTTCTATTACAATAGTCGCTTCATTATGATGTTAAAACCTAAAGAAGTTGAATTCTTAGTTGGCCACGAAGTGTTACACGTTGTATATGATCATATGGGTCGTAGAGGTAATCGTGATCCCGAAATCTGGAACATTGCTGATGACTATGCCGTTAATGCTGATTTAAAACGTCATAAAGTAGGTGAGTTTATTAAGACCGTACCTTGTTTGTATGAACAAAAATATGATGGTAAGGCAGCGGAAGAAATCTATGATGATTTGATGAAAAACGTTCAGAAAATTTCTATTGAAAGTCTTATTGATCAAATGATTGATGATCATATGGATGGAGAAGGAGAAGGAGAAAGTGAAGGTGAGGGAGACAATGAAGGGGACAAAAAAAGTAAACGCCCATCAATGAGTCCAGAAGAACGTGAACGTGTTCGTCAGGAAGTTAAACAAGCAATTATCAATGCCGCACAAAGTGCCGAAGCTGGTACATTGCCTAAAGGTGTTGAACGTTTAATTAGACAACATACTAATCCAGTTATGCCATGGCGTGAACTGTTACAAGTTAACTTGACTAGTGCTATTCGTTCAGACTATTCTTGGATTCGTCCCTCACGTAGAGGTTGGCATATGGATGCTATTATGCCCGGTATGAATCCCGGTGAAGAAATTGATGTAACAATTGCTATCGATATGTCAGGTTCTATTAGTAACGCACAAGCACAAATGTTCTTGGGTGAGATTGGTGGTATGATGGATAGTTTTGATGGTTATAAGGTTCACGTGTTTTGTTTTGATACCGAGACATACAATCCAAAAGACTTTAATTCAGAGAATATGGATTTGATTGAAGAATATCAACCAATGGGAGGTGGCGGCACTGACTTTGATTGTATTTTTAAATATCTAAAAGAAAATGCAATCGACCCAAAACGATTGATTGTGTTTACTGATGGTTATCCCTGTGGTAGTTGGGGTGATGCTGATTATTGTGATACTACTTGGATCATTCATGGTGACCCGGATCCGAATCCCCCATTTGGTACATTCGCTATTTACAACGAGCATAAAAAGGATTAATGATGAAAGGGACCAAGCATTATCTAGCAATGTGGGATATGCTAGGTCTTGAATGTCTATATGATGTTGACTTGCATATGAGTAAGTACAATGAATGGGAAAAACAAAAGATTGTTGCCATTCTTAAAGAACAACGAATCCCCGATCAGCCATCAGGCATCCCATTACAAATGATGCTACTACGTGCCAAAGTAAATAGTCAACGTGCGTATGAGATTTATGAATTTAACAGCACCTTAGATTATGCTGAACTCAAAGAGGCCTTCAATGATAATCCTCAACCTATAGTTGAATGGATTAGAGAGAATGGTAAAAAAGTTTATAGTGATTATCTTAAACAAGAAAGAAAGATGATTGTATGATGTATATTGGTACAAGCCTCGGTGGGTGCCTAGTTAGTCTTATGCATAACGAAGTGTCCGAGGATGATGTTATGTTCATAGTGACACGAACCTTTTGCCCTGATTACGATTCTTTTATGCAAGTTGTAGAACAATATTATGCAGAAGGCAATCCTATCACACGTTCTACGCATTCATATGCACTTAGTGAATACGACTTAACTAATGTGAAAGCATTGGCAACTAGATTATATTTTTCAGGTAGGATACATCAACCTAGAGTATTTGACCATGAAGGACGCAAAGCCGGTCATCATTATGACTATAATCATCCAGCAAAACTTGGTCAAGAATTGTGGATGCAAGTTGTTCCTACAAATGAGAATGCTACTCCGGTAGTAGTAGAAGCCTATGAAAAATACAAAGTATTGGATGCTTTAACTAAATGATAGATTATCAATTGGATCCTATTACTTGGTTTAGTGAAAGAGAGTTGACACATACTCCTAAACATTTTATTATTACCAAGCACGAATTTACAAATGAATCCAAACAATGGGTATTAGATAAGTTCAGTGGTAGATTTAGTATAGCTCCCCGTATCAACGATAGTAATGATAGCTTTGCATTGATTTTTTCAACAGAACATCTTGCGTTTGAAGATCCACAAGAAGCATTGTTTTATGAACTTAAATGGTCATAAATGGGTATATAGAAATTTTGTAACTATGCAATTTCTTATTAAATAACTTTAGCATATTACAAGGAGAACATAATATGAGTTTTACAAGACACGTAGGGAAACACGGGGACAGAAAAGTAGCTGTAATTTTCCGAGAAGTACCAGGCGAGCCTCATATGTGCTTGGTAACATATACTGAAACAATTAATCAACATATTCACGATCCGTTGATTCGTTGTATTGAATCTGATATTGGGCAAAGTAGTGAAAATCTTGCTGACGCATTGAATAGAAGTTATTCACAAGACGGTCGTCCAATTCTGCACGTTTTACATAGTGAAGGTCAATTGAAAAAAGTCAATACTGAACAGATTGTAATGACCCCAGCACCAAACACACGTATTAAATTAAATGAACTTAATAAAATACTCAACGAAATGAAAATGGGTGAAGACGCAGTTAAACGTATGGCTGAATTAGATCAGAGTCGAGGCTTACAAGACCCGGCTGATGTTGCCCGCAGAATGCGTGGCCCACAAGGTAAACAACCACCGGTCGTTGCCTCATCAGGTGATCTATTAGGTGACCAGACACTTGCCAAACAACGCATTGAACAGGCACAAAAAATGGAACGTGAAGCTAAAGGTTTATTAGCAGAAGCGCAGAGGTTAACCTCAGAGGCACAATCATTAGATCCATCATTAGCACCTAAACCAGCAAAAACTAAAACTAAAAAGGTAGAGGTAGTTGCAGAAGTAGTTGCACCAGCAAAAAGAAAATATACAAAAAAAGTAACTAATGTCGCCTGATTTTATTGACAAATGGGAACACATCCTTGAAGATGTTGAGAAAAACAAAATACCAGTAGAGTTTATTAAAAAATTAATTATTAAACTAACAGGCAAGAAGCAACAAACGATTAATATTCAAAAGTTACTTCAACAAGGTTTGGATCCAGATCAAGTAGAGGATGCTGTTAGTCGTAAATTAAATGAGTTAGAAGATTCTATTATAAGTGTAGAATTTGTTCTTAATGTACAAAGTATAGCGGAAACTGTACAACCTGAGACTGATAGGCTTTTAGGTAAACTTTAATCAAAAAGCCCTGATTCGTTAGGGCTTTCCTTATGATATGATACAATAAATTATGAAACAATATAAAGAATTATTACAAGATATACTAGATAACGGAGAAATTAAAGATGATAGAACCGGTGTTGGCACTCATAGTGTTTTTGGACGTCATTTGCGCTTTGATTTGCGTAGGGGCTTTCCCGCAGTCACTACTAAGAAACTTGCTTGGAAAGCTTGCGTCGGTGAGCTTCTATGGTTTATTGAAGGCTCTAGTGATGAGCGTAGATTGGCAGAGATTACACACGGTACACGTGAGGGAACGGCTACTATCTGGACGCCAAATGCATTATCGCCATATTGGAAACACCAAGCGAAATTCGAAGGTGATCTTGGCCGTGTCTACGGGGTACAATGGCGTCACTGGAACAAGTATCGCACAGAAAAAGACATGGGCCAAGCGCACAAAGGTGGTACACGCCTCGCAGTGGACAAGATTGAAGTCGACCAATTGGCAAATCTCATTAAAGGATTAACTGAAGATCCTAATGGGCGCAGGCACATTCTAAGTGCCTGGAACGTGAGCGAGTTAGACGAAATGGCATTGCCCCCTTGTCACGTTATGAGTCAATTCTATGTCAACAAAAATAAAGAACTATCTTGCCATATGTATCAGCGTAGTGTTGATGTTTTCTTGGGTTTACCTTTTAACATTGCTTCTTATGCACTACTTACACATCTATTGGCACATCACTGTGATTTGAAGGTAGGTGAACTTGTAATCAGTACAGGTGATACACATATCTATAAAGATCATATTGAACAAGTTAAAGAACAACTAACACGTGAAACATATCCGTTGCCTACATTAATGTTGAATGCATCAAAGAATAGTATCTTTGAAATGACAATGGCAGATATACATTTGGAGAACTATCAAAGTCATGGACCTATTAAAGCAACAATGGCAGTCTAAAGAAGAATTTACTAGACCTAAGTATCAAATACATATGTCTGATACAGGAGAAGAATCAGTATCCATTACGCATGTAGTTCATACTATTAGAATGGGTGATGTTGAAGATCCTGATTTGTTTGTAGCACAACCTATATATGAGTGGCAACAAACAGAAGCTGGTAAGTGGGTAATGGAAAACTCTAATCCCAAACCTAGTTGGCATCGGCAGGTAGATTATACTACTTATGGACAACTATATCTGATTAAAGCATATCTAACACATAAACAATTAACATTTTGGAAGTTGAAATACGAATGAATATACTAGTAACAGGCGGTCTAGGCCTTATCGGACACAACGTAGTAAACAAACTACAACAACAAGGACATAGTGTAGTTATTACTGATACTCGTACTACATATGGTATCATCCCTCAAGATGAAATTGATTATCTAATGACTGAACGACTAAAAAAGATTCAGCCAGGACAAATTCACGCTGTGGATATTGCTAGTGATAGTATTGATTGGTTATTTGAGAAATATAAGTTTGATATAGTAATACATATGGCAAGCTTCCCTAGACAAAAAGTTGTTAATGCTAATCCTAGACTAGGGGCAAAAACAATGATGGAAGGGTTATTGAACTTATGTGAAGCAAGTAAAAAACATAATATAAAGAAATTCATTTATATTAGTTCAAGTATGGTATACGGAGATTTTACCAATGATGTGACTGAGGATTATGACTGTAAACCTCAAGGTCAATATGGGATTATGAAATTAGCAGGAGAACATCTTGTCAAAGACTACAGCCGTCGTAATTGTTTTAGTTACACTATTATCCGCCCTAGTGCTGTCTATGGTCCGTTAGATGTTGAGGATCGTGTGATTGCCAAGTTTATGTTAACAGCAATGCGTGGAGGCACATTGAATGTTAATGGTGCTAATGAAACATTAGACTTTACTTATGTTGATGACGCCGCAGATGGTATTGTTGCTGCCGCATTAAGTGATAACACAGAGAATAAAACATATAATATTACTAAAAGTCATAGTCGTACATTGTTAGAAGCCGCACAACTAGCATTAAAGTTAGCTGGTGGCGGGACATTGGTAGTTAAAGACAAAGACGCAGACTTCCCAAGTCGTGGTGCGTTGAACATTGATGCCGCTCGTAGAGACTTTGAATATGATCCTAAAGTAGATGTAGAAGAAGGCTTTCAAAAATATTATGATTGGCTTAGTACATCAAGTTACTGGCAGGATAAAATAAAATGAATGAATTAGAAACTGCATTGAAAGTTCACGATTGGACTCTAGATGGATATAAATCTAGAATCAATATAGACAAGTTGATGAAAGAATATCCAGACCAATCAAAGGCATTATGGGAACAGTATTGCCCATGGTCTGTTGCTAATGGTGGGTATATAGCTTGGGCAAAAAATGCAAATCCCTCACTTCGGTCTAGCAAGACAGTATAAGAACATTGGTGAAGAGTTGCTTGATGCAACACACCGTGCCCTTAAGGACGGACAACTTGTGGGTGGACATTATACCCGCTCATTTGAAGAATGGTTAAAGCATCGTACTAAAACAAAGTATGCTGTCACCGTGCATAGTGGCACACAAGCATTAGAAATAATTGCACGTTGGAAAAAGATTAAACATAGTGAGACTATGGAGGGCAATCCAACTATTCGTATTCCTAATTTAACTTACCCGGCTACGTTAAATGCCTTTCTTACAGCAGGCTGGGATATTGAATTAGCTGATACTGATAAGAATGGTGTTATTCAACATGAAACCGGACGGGGCGGAATATATGATTGTCTAATGGGATTTGCAGGTTGTAAACCATGGCCTAATGCTAGTTATTCAAATGCATATGGAGTTATAGTTGACGGAGCACAACATTGGTTAGTAGCTGATGGTGATGTAGGTGGAGGAATGTCAATTAGTTTTGATCCTACAAAGAACTTACCTAGTTCAGGCAATGGTGGTGCTATCGTTACTAATGATGAAAAATTATATCTATATGCGTCAAGTTATAGAGATAACAACAAACCCTACTTCCATGATGTAGGAACTAATAGTAAGATGAGTGAACAAGATTGTGCTCAAATTCTTGTTAGAGCAAAGTATATAGATGACTGGCAAAACCGTAGAGGTGAGATAGCAAAGTATTGGTGTAATACATTTAAAGATTTACCACTAAAGTGTTTATCAGATACACATGACCCGCATGCACATCAAAAGTTTGTAATGTATATGGATGATAGAAATAAATTACAATCGTATCTAAAAGAACACGGTATAGATAGTAAAGTTCATTATGAATATGTACTAGGTGATTTACCTTTAGTACAGGATAGGAATATTAGTAGACCTGATCTTATGGCCATAAGTGTAATGTTAAGTAGGGGAGTGTTAAGTTTGCCTATGTATCCAGAACTTACGGATGTTGAAGTAAACTATATATCTGAAAAAATAAAGTTATTTTTTGGCAACACTTATTAATGGTGATGATTTATTTTCAAAAAATTCACCACCACATATGCATATTCTTTTATTACAAGTTACCGGAGTAGTAATTGGGGTAAAGTCATCATAAATTGATGATATAGTACCTCCCACACCACATCTACCCCTTTGTACTTTATCAACAAGAATAACTAAACGTTCTATACCAATGTCACATTTCCATCCTAGAAATTTATTTTGACCTCTAACAAGAATTTCTTGTGGGTCAGACAATTTTTCAACTGAACCATCATCATACAATAAAATTCCATACTGTTCAAAACTATTAATTTTAGATTTTTTCTTTTTTGTACTTGATAAAAGTCCATTTTTTATTCTTGATAGTTGTAATATTTCGGCTTGTTCATCATCATACTTATTAAGAATGGGTCCATGTATCTTTTTAAGATGGCAAGAAATTCCTACTTTTTCTGCCACATAGTTGAATTTTTTTATATTATCTTCAAAATCTATGTCTGTACATGTAAAAAATATTAATCCATCTATTTCCTTATCATGGATAGTGTTCACTACTGCAACAAACTTATCAACATCTTTAACTTGAGAATTATGAAATGTAAAATAGATATTATCTACTACTGGAACTTCAAGAAATTCATCCCACCAGCGTGTGGTTCTACTACCATTTGTGAACATTGAAATATAATGATTTTCATTTTTTTGTTTTATGTAAGTGAATAACTCATGCAAATGTGGATATAATGTGGGTTCCCCTCCGGTAAAATTAAATAGAATTTTCTCACCGGCATACAATTCACATAGTTTATCTACTACATTTTTGTTAGTCTGAATATCAATAAATGGTGAGGAACCATCTTTTTCCGCAGGATAACAATAATTGCAATTGTAATTACACACATTACTTAATTTCCAAGCAATTCTTTTAAAAGGTTCTGGCTTGACCTCTTCAATTTTTATCAGTATTTTGGACACAAAGTATTTAGTTTAACAAATTATAATGATAAATAACGATATGTGGATACTATCAATACTACCCGACGCCGCAATACATATAATCTTTGGATTAGGTATTTTGGGCACAATAGCAGGATTCGTCCTAGGATTCATTCCTTTTGTCAAAACATATCAATTTGCTATACAAATATGTAGCATTATTGTACTTGTCTTTGGCGTTTATCTTGAGGGCGGCTTAGCCGATTACAAAGAGTGGGAACTCAGAGTCAAAGAGATGGAAGCTAAAGTTGCACAAGCTGAAGCACAATCTGCAAATAAAAATACAGAAATACAGGAAAAAGTTGTAGAAAAGACTAAAGTTATCCGTGAAAAGGGTCGTGACATTATCAAGTATGTTGATAGATGGAATACAAAAGAAGTAATTAAAGAAGTAGAAGGCCCCGAAAGAATTAGGAGAGAAGAAGTAATCAAGTATATTGAAAACTGCCCTGTACCTAAAGAAATGATAAACATACATAATCAAGCTACTGAATTGAACAAGGCGGCTACAAAATGAAATATCTTTTAATCATTTTATTATTAGCCGGATGCTCTACAACAGTACCAGTTAAACAAAAATTCCCTAATGCTACACCTGAACTAATGAAAAAATGTGAAAATCTTAAGAAAATAGAAGGTGACAAAGTAGCTATTACTGAAATGCTTAAGGTAATCGTACATAACTATTCATTATACCATGAATGTTCAACTAAGGTTGATGGATGGCAAGATTGGTATGCAGAACAGAAAAAGATATATGACAGTGCAAAATAATAGCATATTATTAGTTTTATGTATTGTATTATCAGGGTGTGCTACTAATAAAGACTTTGAGTTATACCTAGAAGCACAGAAAGCTATAAGTAGAGATGCTACAATGAGTGAAGCCGCACGTATTTCTGTATTAATTGATATGACAAAAAGTGCTGATAATCAAGTTAAAATGGAAGCAATACGTGCATTACAAGAGATCCAACGCAGTAAAACCGCTATAATTATTGAACCACCAAAGAAGAATTGGTTCGGCTTTTGATAAATACTATATAGGTCTAGGATTTTACATGGCACAAGAATTTATCAATATGAACAGCTCGGCAAACAATGCCAATGTAGATTCATTAAGTACGGCTTTTGCAAATATTAGTAATAATTTGTTTTCTTTACCAACCGGTAATTCAACTGTTCCTGAAATAGTAGAAGTAATCAATCCTACTAATCAATCCACTACTAGCAATACTAACAATCTTAATATAGGTAATCTTTATATTACCAATAGATTTGATAGTAGAGCAAACAATCCAGTACTAATTAGACAAAAACAAAGAGTATCAAAACCAACTATATCACCCACTCTTACTGCTATAGAAGCTACTAATATGGTGACATTTGGTCCATACGGTAATCAAGAATATATTAACATAGGTGAGAGTCCCAATGATGGTAATGGTGATCCATTAAGAACCGCATTCTATAAGATTAATAATAACTTTAGTAATTTATTTCTTACAGGAACAATTACTTCAACCGCATATACGCTTGGTCCTTCCGCTAATCAAGTTATACTTGAAATCCCAGTATCACGTTTTTATCAAGGTGAGTTTCAAATTCGTTCAAGTGATAGTGGAACACCCGATATGCAGGATATTACACTTAGTGCTTCTATTACTAATAATCTTGCTGGTGTAAAATTTAGTGGACATTCTACTCTATTTGAAGGCAATGCCATTTGTAGATATGATATGGATGTAGTTGACAGCAATGTTAGAATTTTAATAAATCCATTAGCAGATATAGGGATAGAACATTTTATATCTGCATTTGTAACGTACCCTATACCAGTAGACCAACAAGG